TGTAATAGTCAGGAGTTTCTCAAAAAGAGCTCATAAAAAAAGACTATATAATATAACACTATGGACAAATTGGTTTGACCGTGGTATACTTAAGAATGTAATTACAACATGTTATGGCAAAAGGATTTACAGTAAAAGCTAAAGCCCCCAAAACTAAGAAAGTCGAAGATGACTTTGATTTGGCAAAGGCGAAAGAATTAGCGAAAGGTAAAGCAATAGTTTTCTGTCTGCCAGGTAGAGGAGTTTCTTATATTTTTCTAAAGAACTTCGTTCAACTATGCTTTGATCTTGTTCAGAATGGATCTAGTATCCAAATCTCACAAGATTATTCATCAATGGTTAACTTTGCAAGATGCAAGTGCCTTGGTGCTAACGTTCTCAGAGGCCCAGATCAAATTCCTTGGGACGGAAAACTAAAATATGACTATCAGTTATGGATTGACTCTGATATTGTCTTCAATACTGAGCAGTTCTATCGTTTAGTATGGATGCAAAAGGATATTGCTGGTGGTTGGTACTGCACAGAGGATGGAAAAACAACATCTGTTGCACATTGGTTAGAAGAAGAGGACTTTGCTAAGAATGGTGGAGTGATGAATCACGAAACTATCGAGTCAATCTCTCGTAGACGCAAGCCTTTCACTGTTGATTACACTGGATTTGGTTGGTTGTTGATTAAAAATGGTGTATTCGAGCATAAAGAGATGAAATATCCTTGGTTTGCTCCCAAAATGCAAGTTTTTGAGTCTGGAGATGTACAAGATATGTGTGGAGAAGACGTATCTTTCTGTCTAGATGCAAAAGAAGCGGGTATGGAGATCTGGATTGATCCAAAAATCCGTGTTGGTCACGAAAAAACGAGGATTATCTAATGACAACACCACAACCAATGGAAAATGTAAAGTACAAGGTCGTAGAATTAGGCACATCAGGCTGGTGTGTCAACGATCCGAAGCAAGATGTAGGTCTTGATAAGGAACAGGCAAGAGTTAGACTCAACTTTTACATGAATGAAGGGATCTCACCCGACAGATTAAGGGCTCAAATAGATAAATAAAAAGAAAACGGTTAAGAGATGGCAGATTCAGATCCAAAACTAGCTCCCCATAACGTAGAAAGTGCTGGTTTTAAGAGTGGCGAGGTAAAGGGACAGTATGATGTGAGCGCTCAAGCACGCAAAAAGGCTGCCGCTAACAGTAATTCTGGTCAATCTCCACTTGCTGCTGGATAAAAACCACAAAAAAACATTCAAAGACCTTGAGGTGATTCACCAAAAGGTCTTTTTTTGTGTCTAAATAGATTTGAATTAGTATATTTGCTCATAATGAAGTTAAAAAATACGCCATTTGGCGGTTTTAAAGATGGTTTTATCGAAAAACCAGAAGATGATGAGAAAATTTTGCGTGAAGTTGTTGGTGATGACGCTAATGATGAGAAAAGAAAACAAAATTTAAGTGAATAATGGCAAAAGTAGATCGTAAACTTGTCAATAAAACTCCTTTCAAAGATATCAGTTTGTCTTTTAGTCGCCATCCTGTGACAGATGACATTGGTGTCTTTGTAAATGAGGATGCAATTAAGCGATCTGTAACTAATTTGGTAAGAACAAGAGTCGGTGAAAGATTTTATCAGAAATTATTGGGTAGTCCTCTTGAGGATTCCCTATTTGAGCAACAAGATAGCGACACTGCCGCGGTTTTGGAAGACGATATACTGCTTTTACTTGAAAACTACGAACCTAGAATCAAAAATGTTGACGTAGTTTGCTCATATGACTTGGATTCAACTGATATGAACGTCAGAATTTCTTACATTATTGCTGGATTGCAGTTTCCTCAACAAAATATAGAATTTATTCTTCAATCAACTAGAGTATAATGTCATTTAACCAGTTTACAAACTTAGATTTCGCTGATCTAAGAAACCAAATTAAAGATTACCTCAGAGTAAACAGTGATTTTGCTGATTTTGACTTTGAAGGATCAAACTTTTCTACTCTAATTGATCTTTTAGCGTACAATAGTTACATTACTGCTTACAATACCAACATGGCAGTCAATGAGTGCTTCCTTGACAGTGCTACATTGCGTGAAAATGTGGTTTCTCTTGCTAGAAACATTGGTTACGTTCCCAGATCGACAAGATCTGCTCAAGCTATTGTTGATTTTAGTGTAGACTTAGGTGATAATGACACAAAAATTGTAACTTTGAAGGCTGGACAGGTTGCCGTTGGTAATCAAACAGGAAGTAACTACATTTTTTCTATTCCAGATGACTTTGTTGCGACAACTGGAGCAAATAATTTTGCAAATTTCAGTAGATTGAAAATTTATGAAGGAATTTACCTCCAAAAGCAATTCCAAATTGATTATTCTCAACCAAATCAGAGATTTATTCTTCCAAATGCGAATGTTGACACAACTTCTATCCGTGTTACCATTTCTTCCACCACAAATGAGACTTATACGCTCTACAATAACATTTTGAAGGTGGATTCGACCTCTAAATTGTTCCTAATTCAAGAAATTGAAGATGAACAATACGAAATTTTGTTTGGTGATGGAATTATTGGTAAAAAACCGCCAGCTGGGGGAGTAATTACTGTAACTTATATTGTAACTAACGGAAAATTGGGAAATGGAGCTAAAAATTTCTCATTTGTTGGTATTTTGAAAGATGATACTGATAGAACAATCACTGACGGCATCTCAATCCTCACAACTCAGCAAAAAGCTGATATGGGCGATAATATTGAAGATGTTAGTTCGATCAAATATCTAGCACCTCGTATATACTCGTCACAATACCGTGCAGTGACCGCCAATGACTACACAGGTATAATTCCATTCGTATATCCTAACGTTGAATCAGTGACCGCCTATGGTGGAGAAGAGTTAGATCCACCTGAGTATGGAAAAGTCTTTATTTCGATAAAACCGAAGAATGGTTCTTTCCTTTCACAAATCACAAAGGACGATATCTCTAGGCAACTTAAACAATATTCAATTGCTGGTATCAAACCAGAAATTATTGACTTAAAATACTTGTATGTAGAATTAGATACTTCTGTTTACTATAATACAAACGCAACATCAGATGCCACTGAATTACTTAGTTCTGTTACTAGAACATTGACAACATATTCTAACTCATCCGATATTAATGCTTTTGGTGGTAGATTTAAGTATAGTAAAATTGTAGGATTGATTGATGACTCTGCTAGAGGTGTTACTTCCAACATAACAAGAGTAAAAATGAGAAGAGATATCACTCCTGAGTTAAATACTTTTGCAACTTATGAACTTTGCTACGGAAATGCCTTTTACGAACAGCCAAATGGATACGGCGTACGATCCAGTGGATTTACAGTCAGTGGCATTGACGGAGTTTTATATTTGGGCGATATTCCTACTTCTGGGACAACTGTTGGAAAATTAGTATTCTTCAAACTTGTAAACAATATCCCACTAATCGTTAAGAATGATGCTGGAACTGTAGATTACCTTCACGGCGAGATTAATTTGGATGTGGTAAATATAACAGGTGCAATGTTGGAAAGTGGACTTATTGAAGTTGAAGCAATACCCGATTCCAACGACATCATCGCTCTGAAAGATTTGTATTTACAATTAGATGTTTCAAACAGCACAGTTAATGCTTTACCTGATGTTGTTTCCTCTGGAGAAAATACATCTGCAACATCATACGTCACAACTTCTAGTTACGCTAGCGAATCAATCTATACAAGATAAATGACCGATATCAAAAGAGTCAAAATCTCTCATGTGATAGAATCACAGATTCCTGAATTTCTCGTTCAGGAATCTCCTTTATTTGTCAAGTTTTTAGATCAGTATTATCAGTCTCAGGAACATCAATCTGGTTTGGCTGACTTGGCTAACAATTTACCTGAGTATAGAAAGATAGGTGCTTTCAATAATGAGAGTTTAGTTCCTTCTACAACTCTTACATTGAATGCTTATGCTGGTGACACCTCAATATCAGTAACATCTACCACTGGTTGGCCAGATACTTATGGTTTGTTGAAGATAGACAATGAGATTATCACATATACATCTAAAACCGCTACAGAGTTTCTTGGATGTGCTAGAGGATTCAGTGGCATCGATCAGATATCAAGAGAAGATGCTGCAGAGTATCTTAACTTTGCAGACACTGATGCTGAAGTTCATTTAACTGGTGCAACAGTAATAAATTTAAGTAATCTGTTTCTACAGACTTTCTTTACTAAGTTTAAAACAGAATTTCTTCCTGGCTTTGAAAATAGAAATTTTGTAAGTGGTACATCTGTTACCAACATACTTACAAGAGCAAAAGACTTCTATATGTCAAAGGGAACTGACTCTTCATATCAGATTCTCTTTAAATTATTGTATGGTGAGGATATTGAGATTCTCAAACCAATCGAGAATACGATTGTACCCTCAGATAACGTATATTTCAAAACTAAACACGTTCTTGTTGAAAATTTGTTTGGCGGACAACCATTAGAGACTGTAGGTAACTTCTTATATCAAGATATTGCTGGAATTGGAACTGCAAGTGCTTCGATTTACAATGTAGAGTATCGACCAATCAATCAAACTGATTTTTACGAGATATCACTTGACTCAACATCATTTGATGGGTCATTTCAAGTGCCTGGTAAAACTAAAGCTCTAGAAGAGACACCAACAACCGCTGAGACTCTAGTTGTTGACTCTACAGTAGGATTTGGACAAAGTGGTACTCTTTTAGTTAAGCCAAGAGTTGGTGAAAACTTCATAACACTAAGATATACCGATAAAACGATAAATCAGTTCTTAGGAGTCACTGGTATTACGACTTCTCTAGTTTTTGGTGCAGATATACTTGAAAATAAGTTAGCATACGCATATGCTGGATTTGGGCAAACATCTTTACTTCAATTCAGACTTGTAAACGTAATTGATGAAGTAGATACAAGTAAATCTACAAATATGCAAATTGGGGACAATCTCAAGTTGCTTTCTTTCGGTAAAGACTTAGGAGATAATCCAAAATTCAATAATTGGATATACAACATCCCATCAAGTCATGATATTTCAAATGTTAGTCAAGTAAACGTCAATACTTACAGAATTAACATATTTGACTCTTGTGTTTTCTATATTGACGAAATTTTAATTGTAAAAAATGATAATGGCGATTCATCTGAAATAAGGGTCAAAGAAATTGAATATGCGTCAACAAACGTAGAACAAATTTATTCAAATACTATAGTTGTTCAAGCAACTGGTGGTATTCCTGTAAATGCGTCTGTAATTACTAAAACTGTTACTAAAGCATCTCATAACTCTAATTACTTTACAGAAGTTTCTAATTTTCCTGTTGGTATTCAGAATAGTTACTTAGACAAGAATGAAGAGTTCTTCTATGTCACTTCAGCTGGTCTACCTAACTATCCTATCTTTGCCACAGATAATAAGGTCTTTGTAAAGACAAGCACAGTGGAAGCCACAGGGTCTGACGGCAATCCTCTCTTTGGTGGTGGGTTTACTTATACTATTCAGTCTTTTGACTCCACCAACGTCACTCTGGCGTCGCCACCACCTCTTCCACATAACTATGTAACTGGTGATAAGATTTATTGGGACAATACAACAAATAGTGGAATCAACACTGGTGTTTACTTTGTAACTGCAATCAACCAAACTGAATTTTATCTATCATTCAGTGGTGCTGACGTATTTGCTCAAAAGTATATTGGTGTTAGAGTAGGAACTACTGGTCAATTCATATACAAGTCTGGTTGGGAAAATAGGACTCTTAAGAATCAAAAAATAATTAGGAAGTATCCATTTAATAGAACTTCTAATTTATTTGATGATCCTAATAAGAGAACAATAAACAATAGACCAATAGGTCTAATGGCTAATGGTGTAGAGTTGTTTCCTCCTACAGTTTTTGATGAACAGATATTTCATGGTAACATTACTGAAATAAAAGTAACTAATCCAGGCACAGATTATGATGTAATATCAGGCCCTCCTGTGGTTATCAATGATGCTCAAGGAACTGGTGCAATTGCTCATGCCAACATAGTAGGATCTTTTAAAGAAATTAAATTAGTAACGCCTGGTATTGGATATCAAGAAAAGCCAAAAATTACTGTAGAAGGTGGTAATGGATCTGGTGCTGTTTTAGAATCTAATCTTGTTAGAGGCGCTATTGTTGCTAACTTTAAAGCAGATGGATCTTCTGTTAATACCACTGCTGAAACTGTCACCTTCCAAGAGAGACATAATTTTGAAGTAGGTGAAGGTATAGTTTACGATGCTAGAGGAAATACTCCTATCGTCAACGTTGTTAGTGGATCTACTTACTATGCCAGTGTCGTAGATGAAAAGACAATAAAATTACACAATACACCAGAAGATGCAAAAACAGGTATCAATACCGTTAATATTGGAAACATAAGTTTTGGTTTCCATAAGTTTACTTCTTTGGAAGCAAAAAATACAATTACAAAAATCTATGTAAAAGAATCTGGTTCTGGATATTCAAATAGAAAAGTAATTGTTCCAGCAAGACCTGTAAATGGAGATGTTCAATCTGGTATAAGCACATCTGATGATTATATTCTTGCATATGATCACCATTTCCAAAATGGTGAAATTGTTGAATACTCTTCAACAGGAACAGTGGCAAGTGGATTGTCTACAACAACTCAGTACGCTGTAAAAGTTATTGACACTAACAAATTCAAGTTATGTGATGTTGGTGTTTCAACACAGAGAAATCTTACGAATTATAACAAAAATAAAACCGCTGTAATTCGCAGTTTGGGTAGTGGTAAACATACTATAAAGTATCCACCTATAGTGGTAAAGATTGAAAGTTTATCTGCTATTGGTAGCACAACGGTAATACAACCTGAGATAGACCCACTGGTTCTAGGATCAGTTGACAACGTATATCTTGAGGAAGGTGGTATTGGATATGGCTGTACTAACATCATGGACTTTCACAGAAGACCCAATGTTGGTATATCAACTATTGTATTCCAAGCTTTACTAAAACCAATTATCGTTGGCGGATCTATCGTAGATGTTCAAATTCTTGCTTCTGGTCAAGGTTATAGAGAAGACTCTGATATCAACATATACAGTCCTACAGGAAGCTTTGCTGATATAAGACCAATTATTACCAACAATAGAATAACAGGTGTTCAGATCCTTGATGGCGGTGTTGGATATAGAAGTAGTGATACAACTCTAGATTTAAGAAACAGAGGTAAGTCTGCTAAGTTCATTGCCAATGTAAAAGAGTGGAAAATCAACCAAGTTCAGAAAAATGAAAATATCATTAGTGATGAAGATTCTATATTAACTAAACCAAGTACAAATCCAGAATATCAATTACAAACTATAGGGATGTATCCTCCACAAAAGTTGAGATATCAACTTGGAGATAACATTGATTCTGGTAACTTAGAAACACCTAATGCTTTCCACTCTCCAATATTGGGATTTGCTTATGATGGTAATCCAATCTATGGCCCATATGGTTATCAAAATCCAGACGGAGGTGCTATCAGAAGATTGCAGTCAGGGTATATTCTTAATACTGCGATACTATCGGGTATAAGACCACCTGGCTTTGCATTTGGATACTTTGTTAATGATTACGTCTTTGACAACTCTGGCGACCTAGACGAGTTCGGTGGCAGATATTGTGTCACCCCACAGTTCCCTGATGGAACATATGCTTACTTCTACAGTGTTGATATAGATTCCAGTGGTGTTGCTAAACCAAAATACCCATATCTACTTGGAAGTAAATTTAAAGATACTCCTATAGAGGAAAACTTTGTAACTTTCTTCAACCAAGACATTGATATTATTTCTAGAAATCTTACTAGAAACATATCGCCATACTATCTAACATTTGGTAATTCTAATTATGAACTTATAGATGATGTTAGAGATGCACTGAAACAAGAGTTTGAAATTACAAAAACTAGAAGTGCTGGTATTACATCTGTTACTGTATTTGCTAAAGGTGATGGTTATAAGATAGATGACACTCTATCTTTGGATAATACTGGAACTAACGGATCAGGTACAAATATTGTTGTAAATGAAATCTTAGGAAAGCAAGTTGACACTGTAGAAATAGGTGTATCAACATTTGTCAATACTACACTTAGATTAAACAAAAAAGAAATTATAGGTGTTACGACAGAGCCACACGATATCATTGATGGTGAAACTGTACTAATAAGTGGTATAAACACATCTCAGTTCACTGAGTTTAATGGTACAAAAAAAGTTTCTGTTGTAAGTAGATCTGTAGGTTTAACAACATTCTTAGATAACGTAACTAACACAGGTGTAAGCACCTCAATCTTTGTTACTGATACAACTGGGTTTGCTCCTAGTGACACAATAGGTATTGGAACTGAAAAATTCATTGTTACTGGAGTAGACGAACAGTTCTCTAGATTATTTGTAAATAGGGAAAACTTTGTTGGTGCTGCTATGACTCATGCAGCTGGAACTAACAATGTTATACTGAAACCCAATAAGTTCTCTTTCCCTGTTGGCAATTCAACTGTAACTAGATTTACATTTGAAAATTATATCACTTACTTCAATCCACAACAAACAGTCGGTGTTGGATCTACAGGAACTCACTATACGTTGCCACTTACAGGTTTAAGTACAGTACAAACCATAGAAAACAGATTTGTACCACAACAAAGAATCTACATCAAAAATCATAAGTTCTTTACTGGTCAAAAACTTGTTTATAACATGGGTATTGGTGGAACATCTCTTGTTTGGGCAAAAGTCGCTGCTGGTGCAACATCTGGTGTTGGAACTGAAGTTTTGCCTGATGGAGATGTCTATGCGATTAATTTTGAACAAGATTATATTGGTATAGCAACTCTAGGATTCCCTACAACTGGTGATGCTGTGTGGTTCTACAATGTTGCATCTAATTCTGGATTTGCACATTCTCTTGCAACTACTTTTGAGAAAGTAAATTCTAAAGTTGAGAAATTCTTTGGAAAAGTAGGAGTTGCATCGGATCATGGACTAGAAACTGGAGATATAATAAGAATAGACGCTTTACCTAAAGATACTGAATCCACAATCATTAGATATGACCCAGTTCTTGCTAAAGTAACTACAAAACGAGTAGGATTCACATATACAAGTTTTTCTGCTGATCTAACTGAAATAAACATCAATGATCATGATTTACAGAGCGGCGATAAGGTTGTTTACTATGATAATGGAAATACAATCGATGGATTGATCAATAATGAGACATATTTTGTTCTTAGAGAAAATACCGACTTTATAAAACTATGTAAGTACAAATCTGATGTATTTGACTCTAATCCAATTTCTATATCAACAGTAACGACATCGAGTGCTAACAATTTAAGTTTCCTTGCTAAGATTAATCCAGCACTTACCTTCACTACTGGTAATACTGTCACATTTGATGTTTCTGATCAAAGTTTGCTTGACATGAGATTAGACTTCTTTAGTGACATTAATTTTAACAATAAACTAGATGTTAATGGTACAGAAGCAACAGGATTTAACATTACTAGATCTGGAATCTCTGGAAACGTTGATGCTACAGTTACTATCAAGACAGATACTGATTGGCCAAGTAAAACCTTCTATAATCTTACACCTGTAGTTCCTTCCGATGCCAGAAAGACATTTGGATCTTCTGATACTGATGTAACTGGTAGAAACAACATTACATTCAATAATACTGTAATTAGAAACGAACATGTCATAATTAAGACTGATGATACTAACTTTAGTTTCAATTTGAAGCAAAGACCATTAGAATCTCAAAAATTTGTTTCTAGAACTGGTGTAAGTACGATCACATACAGTACAACTTCTCCAACTGCTAGAGGGCCTATCTTTAATACTAAGATAAACTTCCCAGGCAGAGGATACACCATATTACCAAGAGTTATTGGTTTCCAGAGCTCTCAAGGTAAAGATGCGATTGTAAAAGTATCTTCTCCAGATATTGGCAAGATTGATCTTATTGAAAGGATAAAAGATGGATTTGATTATCCGACTGATCCTACTTTACTTCCATTCCTTAGTGTTCCTGCCATTGTTGAAGTAAGTGGTATTGCTAGGATGGATGAAATCCAAGTAACCGATGGAGGAAGAAGATATAATCAACCACCTACACTTGCGGTTAGAGGAAATAGTAATGTTCAGATTGCAGCACATGTGGTAGGTGGATCTGTTGATAAAGTAGAAATAATCAAGAACGCTTTTGAATTTAAAGAACCACTCAGTATCATTACAACTGATAACTCAAATGGTTATGATATAGACAATATCACTCATAGTGGCACCACTGTTACTGCTGAGTTGTTATTAGATGCACAATTTAATATACCAGTAACAACTGGATTTGCATCTACCGAAACTAAGTTACCTTTTGCTATAGGAGACAAGGTATTTGTTGAGGGTTGTAGATTGAAACCTGATTCAGTGCTTAATGGAGATGCAAACTTCAACTCTGCTGATTACGACTTCTCATTCTACACAGTTACAGGTGTTAATACATCAAATGCAACTATTGAGTTTGATATGGCAAATGCACCTGGCATTTCAACAGTAACACTAGGAACATATGACGATGACTTTACATTAGGATCTATCGTAAACTTCAACGATATGGCGAAGTTTAATATGACTATCATTGAAGATGCTAAATTCTTATCTGGAGAAAAAGTAACATCTACAAGATTTGAAGGATTTGTAGCGGAGAATGGTTGGAATGTTAATATTGGTCAACTAAGACTTAGAGATACTTTAGGAACTTTAGCATCTGGTGATGTTTTATTTGGTGAAGTATCAAAACTAAACGGAGAGGTAAGAGATGTAAACAAATTTAGCATTGATACCACTCTTGGGGTTACTAGAGACAAGGTTTCTAAGAATGACATGAATATTGGTATTCTTAATGATTTCAGTCAAAGATTATCTGACAACTACTACTTCCAGAAGTTCTCTTATTCAATCAAGAGTAAATTGCCATATGATACTTGGAAAGAGTCTGTAAAATCTATTGTTCACCCATCAGGTTTCTTAGAGTTCTCTGATCTTATTGTAGAGAGTGATCCTATTGTAAATGCTCCTACTGTAGGGATTGCCAAGTCCACCAACATGAAAGTTCAAGCAGTTGACACCAAAGTTGACTTGATATTGAATATTGATAGTGATATGTATATGGGCAAGAGAGATAATTTTGCCATAGTCACCGAAGATGATCCTTTACCTGATGGATCGGTTCAAAGAATTTTCTTCCCAGAAGGCAGACCAATCAAGAGTTTCATTATGAACAAGACTAATAAGGTCTTGAATTTGGATGATATCTCCTCTGGTTTTAATGGCAGACATGATAGAACAGGAACTCTAGTTGGTAGTAAACAGTTCCAACTTTCTACTGGTGGAAAACCAGTATTCAAAAAATCATTTGCTGCAGCTGGAGTATTCACTGACGTAGATCTTTTACTTAACGTTATACAGATACAAAACCATGATTTCCAAACTGGTCAACCAGTTAGATTAAATACTCAGGGTGGTGATAGGATAAGTATTGCAACTACATCTCATACTACAGGGCCAAAGGACATTGTTATGTCTGTTGTAACATCTGGTATTGGTGGAAGTGCAATGTATGAGAATGGATATAATGTTCAAATTCCAGGCCCCGTAACAGGAACTGCCGTAACAGAAAATCCTCCAGGCGCTCTATTCAGAATATATGGATTTGGCAATGCAGATGGAGGTGTTCCTGGCACAGGAGGAAGTGGTAGTGGTTCTATCTTCCAAGTTAAGTTTGACTTTGATCAAACTACTGGTCAATGTATATCTACTGCTGTCACTCTAATCAACGGTGGTAGAGATTACATTGTGGGTGATAACGTAAGTATTGCTGGTACATATCTTGGTGGTGCCACACCAGCAAACAACTTGACATTCCCTGTAACTAAAACAACAGGATCAAGAGTTGGAATAGAAACAACTTATACTAATATTCCTTCGACTAATGATGGTGGTGGATCAGGAGCAACATTCAACGTAACTAGAGATGCCAACTTAGACATCTCTGGTGTAAGTGTTGTCACTGGTGGAACTGGATATGCAACTACTAATACAATCTCTATTGCAGGGACATATATTGGTGGAGTAACTCCAGGCGATAATATAACATTGTCTCCTGTAGAATGTGGCGCAGACAAGATGCCTGATTTAATGTTTGTTCAGAAGGTAGATGATTTGAAATTCAGACTTGCTGGATTCTCTACATCATTACCATTTGATTTTACTTCATTAGGAACTGGTACACATGTGTTATCAGTCACTGAGCCTAACAAACAGGCTTTAATTATGGTGGATAATATAATTCAAACTCCACTGACAAACAAGAGACTGGAAGTAACAGTATCTGAAACTGTTGGTGTCAATACAGAAACTATAACTATTAGTGCTGGAATTGGATCACTTGCTAAAGGTGATGTTCTTAAATTAGAGGATGAATTTGTTAAGGTTCAACAAATAGGAGATGCTACATTTGTTAACGCAAGAACAGCAGAAATTGAAAATACTGTTGATAATAATTTCTTCTATGACACCAATAGATCAAACTCCACAGTTATCAAAGTTTCCGATACTTCTGTGACTCTTGATGATAACCCTCCATATTAACTATAAATAAAAAGAAAACGTTTTTTAAGTAATGGCTAAACAAGGGATTAGTACTGGTTCTGCTCCGAATGATGGGACGGGCGATACCCTATTGGCAGGGACTATTAAGATTAATGATAATTTTAACGAGATATACGATAAGTTCGGAGACGGTACTAATCTTGTAAGTTTTGTTTCTTTTGCTAGCACTGCTGGGTATTCTACCAACTGTGGCATCGCATCAACATCTGTTCTTGCTGGTCTTGCAGCGAGTGTCACAAACAATATTGACATCAATACAAGTGGTGTTGTAACGACAAGTTATGCAGATATTGGTAAGATAACAATTCAACAGCCTGGTGCAATTACAGATGGCCCTGTTGAAGTTGGTTTTGCTGCAACAATGTTCCGTATCAAAGCAGATGGTATGGTGGGCATTGGAACTTCACTTCCAACATCACAGATGGAGGTTGCATCTTTTTCTAATGAAAGACCTTCAATATGGGCGATTGCAAAAGGTAATGGCCATGGATTAAGAGTATCAGATCAAGACGTAACAGATAATAAGTCATTTGTAGTAAGTAAAGAAGCTTATGTGGGTGTAGGTTCTACCGCTCCAACATGTAGATTGGATGTTCAAGGTGACGTTCTGGTGGGTGGTGCGACTACCTTGATGGATCAAGTAAATTTCAATTCTGATATTACCGAAAAAGTTGTAGGAAACTTTAGTGATGTTATGCAAGTAAGTGCAGGCGGCACATTTACTATTGATGTTTCACAAGGATCTGTAATATGTGGTGTTGCAACAACATCTATAACTTCATGGGCATTTACAAACGTAAGTGGACAGAATAGTAAAGCAACTACAGCAACACTTATTATAAATGCAGGGTTAGGATATACTTATGGTGATCCTGTTACAGTTAACGGTGCTACAATCGCAACAGGAATTAGATGGGTAGGTGGCAACCCTCCACCATCTACATCAAACGAAGACATTCTAACGTTTAGTGTCATTCGCGATAGCACTGGAGTTACCAGAGTTTATTGTTCAAGTTCTATTAACATTAGTTGAGGGAAACGAGTAAATGCCAAGGACTACGCCTGGATCAGGAGCCCTCCTAAAACCATCTTTCGATTCATTCTATGGAGTTAGTTCCATAGAAGTTTTGAGTGGAGGAACAGGCTATGCAAAAACAGATCCACCTAAAATTGTAATTGAAGGAACATCCGATCCAACAACGGAAGGTGTTTTCTTTCCAGTTATAAGTGGTATTGGAACTATATCTGAAGTTATTATCTTCAAATCTGGATTGGGTTACTATCCAGTTTTTAGTACATCTTCATCTTCTGAAATTGCTGTAGAAAGAGGTGCTTTTGGTACACAGAAGGCTGGTCATGCGGCTGGTATTGCATACTCTGTATTTGCTGGTGATTATAATATTGTCGAAGATAATATATTCTTTACAGATGCTCCATATGGAAAATCTGGCCCTGTAGGATTAGAAACAGGATCATCATTCTCTGGTAGACTATTTTCAAGAAAATTAGACCCATTTGATGAGAAAGACAAAAACGTAATATTAGATGATATATCATTAGACTTCACAGGCGTTGCTGGAACTCAATTTACGCTTTCTGAAAATACAGGTGTTGTAACTGCACTTTACAACAGCGTAAACACAGGTGTAGATGTAAATAACAATCCATTTATTCTAATCAATAATATTGTACAAACACCAGGCCTTGATTTTGAGATAGTAGATTCTGACACAAATAAAATTAATTTTCTAAGTGGTGTTCCAAGAGCGGGAAGAATTGTAAAGGTTGGACTACAAACTGGATCTGGTTATTACTTACCAACAAAGGCAGCAGTAAGAGTTGGTGTTGGTTCTACTGGTAGTCTAGAACATATTCAGATAGAAGGTAAGGGGCAGGGATATAGATCAATACCCGAAATTTATGTAAGATCGTCTCAAGGTTATGGTGCAAGTATAAGTGCAACTCTTGGTATCTCTACGACAGATAGTGTTGCTATATCGACTGTAACTTATAATCATATATCTGGTATTGCCACATTCAATACAGGTGCAGTTTCTCATGGATTCGAGATTGATGATAGAGTTAGAATTACTGGTGCTGGATTTACATTCACTCCTGTATCTGCTGCAAGAAATATCAACACGTTTGGATATAATTACATCTCAGGTATTGCAACTATTGGTGTAACTGGTGGCCACTATATTGGTGTAGGAAAAAATCAAAGTAGAAGTTTATTACTTCAGGGTATTCAGGTAAGTGATGGTATATCCACATATACCCTCAGAGAGGACGCCTATCCAATTACAGAGGTGATTGATAGTCTTAACGTCTTAGTTAACTTAGGCATCGCCACACAACCGTTATCATACGAAGGAGGCGGAACTGTTCGTGCTGGTGTTGACACTGCCATCATGGAAGGTAGAAATGTAATTGGTTTTGATATCATAGGCATCACAACAAATACATTTGAAACTTTTGTTGGTATATCAACCTTTGAACATCAATATGTCACTGGTGGTGTAATAAACAGAGCGGAAGCGGGTATTATTACAAACTTTAGTATTGTGGAAGGAGGAACAGGTTTCTACAGACCTAGACAAATATCTTTCCTAGATCAAACTCCTATAAACGGAATTACAACCATCACTGCTTTTGGTAATGAGGTTGGATCAAGTATAAACATATCCGAATTAGATTATGATTCATTCTCTGGTGTTGCAACTATTCATGCTGCGGCTTCTCATGGATTAACAACTTCAAGTGTAATAAAATTAGCTGGTGTTAAATTTAATACTAACGTTGGAGATATAACATTCCCATCAGATTCACAAAAATATTATGGAGTTACTGGCATTTTAAGTGCAAAGAACTTTACTGTGAATATTGGTGCTGCCATGACAACCACTGGCATCCATACTGCACAATCTGGAATTGGATCATTTATAGAATTTGAAGGACATGGATTAGAAACCGATGATTTTGTTCAAACAACAGGAATTGCGGTAACATTTACAAGTGCTCCAGCAGTTCAAGTTGGTCATGTTGAGTATGATGAAAGATCTGGTATTGCAACTGTAACAACTAGAAAAAATCATAATCTTACAGAAGACGATTGTGTTGTTCTTTCTGGTATTGCATTTACTTGCGACTACGACCCTGCCCTAGGCGTTTCTAGTGCATTATATGATAACATAACTGGAGTTCTAACTGTAACTACTGCAGCACCTCACGGCTACAAAGTAGGTAAAGATGTTATTCTAACTGGTCTTGCATTTACATGTGCCATAGACGGTGGTGCAAAAGATCATTACTATCCAAGAAGTAG